CATGCTGGATCGATTGTCCCTTTAGGCACAAACTTGTCTACATTGATAAGGTTGGATCATTTGATGGTAATGAGCACACGTTTTTCGGAACACATGTCCACTTTGGGTGTGAATCATTCGTCAAATCTGGAAATATGCCCGTTGACGAGGTAGCACAGCTCATCTCTGATACATGGACAGAGAGATCATTCTCTGATAAGGACACTTGGATCGCGCAAGCAACAGCGATTGTTTCTGAAGTTCCCGAATGGATGAACACGACGTATGATGGATGGGAACCAATCGGCGCAGAGATTCCACTTTTTGAACCACTAGATCATCTTGGTCACACAGATGTGTCGTGGAAGGGATATATCGATGCTGCGATCAAACACAAGAATTCACGTGGTATAGAGCTTACACGTATCATCGATTGGAAGACCACAGTGTGGGGATGGCGTAAGGATAAACTTCGTGATTTCAAGACGAACGCTCAAGCTGCAAGCTACAAGATCTTCTGGGCACGTAAGTTCGATGTGCCGATGACGTCGATTCGTACTAACTTCGTTCTCCTCAAGAGACAAGCAAAGCAGGGTGAACGTTGTCAATCTGTCGAAGTGTCTGTCGGACCAGATACCGCGTCAAAGGTTGAGAAGACAATCGACAAGATGGTTCGCGCTGTCAAGGCTGGTCATCACCAAAAGAATAAACTTTCGTGTCGTTACTGTGAGTTTAATGCCACACAGCATTGTGAAGGCGTAGGAAATAACCTACGTTGAGACAATGACTGCAGCCATATATGGCTGTCACATACAATTGAATACATGTCGTTCGATATACATGTGATGACACAAAAGTATAATCTAAAAAGACATGCAGAAGCGAAAGATATTGATGTTAGCTGATGATCCACGGAAGACATCAGGCGTAGGTTGTCAAGCAAGACATTTGATCGAAGGTCTCATCAAGAAGAATCGGTGGACATTCAATGTCTTGGGTGGTGCGATAAGACACGACTCATATGAGATTGACAAGGTCAGTCCTGATTTTATCGTGAAACCAGTCGACGGATTCGGAAATCCTGATTTGCTTAGAAAGCATCTGATGTTTGAGAAACCAGATGCGATATTCTTGTTTACTGATCCCAGATTCTTTACTTGGGTGTGGGAAATGGAGGAGGAGATTCATCAGATTTGTCCAATCGTATATTGGCACGTGTGGGACAATGATCCATGGCCGAAGTATAACCATGTCTTTTATGATTCAACCGATCTTGTCAATTGTCATTCGCACTTAACATATGAGCTTGTCAAGGAACACTTTCCAGAGAAGACGAATTTCATACCACATGCCGTCCCGCATGACATGTTCTTTCCGATCCCAAGAGAGGAGTCTCTCAAGCATCGTGACCAATTGATTGGTAAGGAAAGAAATGATCATTTCGTTTGTCTTTGGGTCAACAGGAATGCTAGACGAAAGATGCCTGGCAATGTGTTACTAGCATGGAAACAGTTTCTTGATCTCTTGCAGGAAAAGCATGGTCATAAAAAGGCTACGCTGGTTATGCATACAGAACCACACGATCCTGAAGGACAGAATCTTCCAGTGATCGCCGACCACTTTGGTATAAAAGATAGCGTGATCTATTCTTCAGGTAGGGTTTCGTTCGACAATATGAACGTTCTCTACAATATGTCAGACTTCTGTCTTACGTTGTCTGCACACGAGGGATTTGGATTGAGCACGCTCGAGGCGATGCAGTGTGGTAAGCCGATAATCGCAGTGAAGACAGGAGGCCTTACAAGACAGGTCGTCGATCACAGGGATGGATCGGAGAATGGTATTGCACTTACTCCTGAGGTGCGCGATCTCGTCGGTGGACAGCTGGTACCGTACATATACGAAGATCATGTTTCAACTGTGACTGCCGCAAATGCAATACTGAAGATGTATGAGATGGGTCATGACGGTCGAGCTGCACTTGGTGCAAAAGCACATGCCTATACAACATCAGAGTTTGATCTACAGAAGACAATTGATGACTGGGATCGAACGATGTTTGATGTGACTGATATGTGGAAGAATAATAGATCGTCGATCTACGAACCATGGAAGGTGACGACGCTATGAAGAAAGTAATATTTAAGGCACCGGTTCTGACACAGTCTGGATATGGTGTACACGCACGTCAGGTTGCTCGATACTTGATTGAGAAGGCAGAATCAAAACAGATTGATCTATACTTTGAACCTGTTCGTTGGGGCGATACTTCGTGGACGTTGGATGGTTCGATGTTCGACGGTCTAGTGAAGAAGGTCATGAAGTACACACGACCTATCGTTGATCAAAACAACGAGCGTATGAAGTTTGACGTGTCAATACAGTTGATCCTTCCGAATGAGTGGACACCGTCAGATGCGAAGTTTAATGTGGGAATCACAGCCGGCGTGGAAACTGACAAGTGCAATCCTGCATGGATAGACAACTGCAATGCGATGGATCTTATCATAGTACCATCAACATTCACAGAATCAACATTCAGAGCGACAGGTGACGTCAAGACGCCACTTCACGTTGTTCCAGAATCGTATACTCCAGCATTAACAGTTCCGAATTCGACCCCTGTTGATTTCGGATTTAGCACATCATTTAATTTCCTGATTGTCAGTCAGTTGACTGCTAATCACTCAGGTCTTGATCGTAAGAACATATTTGCTGCATTAAAGGCCGTGTGTGAGACGTTCAAGAATGATGAAGAAGTGGGACTCGTCATCAAGACGAATTCCGGCCGCGGATCTAAGATTGATAGACTGACGACGATAGACAAGTTTAGACAGATGCTTTCTGCTGTCAGGAAGGATGCATTTCCGAAGATCCACTTAGTTCATGGAGAACTAAGTGATTCACACATGGCCGACCTTTATCGTGATCCTTCAATAAAGGCATTTGTATCACCAACACGGGGTGAAGGGTATGGTTTACCGATACTTGAAGCAGCGGTTGCAGGTGTACCAGTGATCGCAACAGATTGGTCTGGTCATCTTGACTTCATGAATAAGGGAAAGTTCATCAAAATTGGATATGAATTGCAACTGATACCAGATCAGAAGATAGACAAGAATATATGGATGAGGGGTTCTCGCTGGGCATGTCCTAATGAGAATCACTTGAAAACTGCGCTGAAGAAGTTCAGACAGTCAAGTGACATTCCGAAAGAATGGGCAATGAAACTTAGTGAGACTCTCAAGGAAGAATACAGTTTCGAACGTATAAGAGACATGTACGACGCTGTGTTAAGCGAACACATTTGATTATGGGCTGGATAATTGCAACAATTCTGCTGTCGTTGTTGTGTATCGTCATCGCTACGGGATCGATATACATCATCGTGAACATGTACAACAAACAACACGAGTTTGAAGAGGAACTTGAGACACGAGTTGACACTTCACTTAGATTGCTTGATTCATGTTTTATGGAGATCGCACTAGTTGCAAATAAACCTGTGTTCTTCGATAGTCCAGAGGTTCGTTCTGTCGTAAGTGCGATACAACGTTGTAGAGATGCGGTCGTCAATGTCATTGAAATTTTTACAGACGTAGAAATAGAAGATAAGACTAATGAAGTAACACCTGGAACTGCCGAGTATGTTTCGAAGGAAGATCCACACAATCCGAAATCTGCACGTGAACTCGATGCAGAGACTAGAGAAGAACTGATGAAGCAAGCAAGAGACGGCCAACGTGAAGTATTGAACATATCTTCGCGAAACAATCAAAATGTCCAGACGTCTGTGGATCCGCGTGCACATGTTGCATTGACAAGACATGCGAACAAGATCAACAGAAAGACATCGGGTACGTGATGGTCAATAATGAAGATAACGTGAAGAAAACTCGTCGTCGCCGTGGCATGCGCGCGCCGGATATACGACGTTACTACTTTGGTCCAGAAGAACAACGTGCAATTGAATTATTTCAAGGATCGTCAGACATAAACGAGAGAACACGACTGTATATTGATTCGATTTTGCCTGCATTTGATAAGCTAGTCGAAAATCTTATATGCATCTACAAGTTCACTGGATTATACGACTCACATGAGGATCTTAAGAATGACTGTATCACGTTTCTGTACGAAACACTGAATAAATTTGATACTGCACGTGGGACTAAGGCTTTCTCATACTTCAATGTCGTTGCAAAAAATTGGTTGATCGTACGTTCAAAGAAGCGTCAAGTTTCTCTGAAGAGAATGATAAGTCTAGACTCTGTTGATATAACTGGTAAGACAGGCTCGTCGATTGCTCACTCTAAGGGTGGTAAGAACGCGATGCAGGTTGAATTAGATGAACAGTTTATTGTAGATGGTCATGATGAAGACATTATCGCAAGTGAACGAATAGATCAACTGATGAAGGTGTTCGCGATCATTCGTGATCGTCTCACGAACGAGAACGAACTGAAGTGCATAGATTCAGTTATTACGCTCTTTGAGAAACGCGACAGCCTACCATTACTGAACAAGCGCGCCGTCTTTACCTACATCAGAGAGATGAGTGACCTGACACCTAAGCAACTCACAATGGCAATTTCAGTCATAAAGAAGCATTTCAATTCTCTTAAACCTGATGCAGATCTAGGAATCCTCTAAGTCTGATAGTTACAATTATGAGTTCAAATCAAGATGAAGATGATGATGATGAGTCAATCCAAAACATCATCAGTACAAAGAAGTTGTTTGGTTTACAGACGAAGTTCAAAGATTTCGACGAGATTCTTCTAAATTCATCAGATGTTGATGATCGTACGAAGTCTTTGTGGCTTGAGATATATGCGAATGCTACGCATGATCGTGAGCGCGCCGCAGCATTGATAACTGATCTAATTCCGCTTCTAAGTAAGAATGACGCAAATGCACATGCTATTCACGGTCAAACAGTCGTCAAGTATCTCGAAAAGATGAGTAAAGCAAATGATCAGCTATTAAAGATAGTTGAACAATTGCAGTTACTGATTAAAAAGTCTGATGAGATTAACTACGATGAACTTCTTAACACGATAGACAAGAAGCAATGACCGCCAACGGTACTGGTTATAGAGTTGATAGAAAGTACACCGGTGGTCCTCAAGAGCAGGTAAATGCGAATGAGGAGCACAATAGACGTGTATCAACTCAACTTCCAATACTTAGACGAGCCGTTGTTGTAGATGTCGTCTATGATCCTGTCGTTCAGCTGACAGATGAGAAGAAAGCAACATTAGTTGAAGAGGTCACAAATCCCGAATTTGTTCCCAGGATACGTAGGAACTGCATAATTGCACGCGTCATTACTGGTGAAGCAGATCGCCAGAATAATAGGCCTGCGATCTTCTTTCCGATGTTGGATCCATACATTGGTCTACCTGTAAAACCTGGTGAACATGTCTTTATTATGTATGAAGATCCTGCGATAGGTGCTGACATGGGGTACTGGTTATGCAGGATACCAGAGCCTATTGACGTTGACGATGTCAACTATACACATGGTGACCGTCGTTATGCAGATAGCGATCTCAATCGTGACACGATTGATGAATTGACACCTCCTGCGGTACCTGTATTACCTGGATTTCCAAATGGTGGTCCTGATGATGACAGTTTGACGATAGGCGATCCTGATGAATACGAGCATATAGTTGAGACTGCACAGGCAAGTGCACAATTTCAGCCAGAACCTGTACCTAGGTGGACTGCACGACCTGGTGATACGACGCTCCAGGGATCTAACAATACACTCATATCGTTGATGACAGATCGAACATCTGCTGCAACTAATCTGGAAGAAGTCGGTGAAGGCCTCGGTGCTATACTGATGGTTGCTGGTCGTGGTCAAGATGCACGCACAGCGCCTAACGTGGTTGAGAATACACGTGGTAATAGTGAAGTCGACAAAACGCCCGGTATGAGGTCACTAAGTGATGTTGTGACTGAGGGTGATCCGGATTTCACAAATGACAGCTCGATAGTCTATGTTGCAATGAAATCTGATGTTGATAATGAAGAACACTTCAACATCAACATCCCAAACGGCGGAGAAGCATCTGGTACAGAGTCACCTTCAATCGTCTTAAAGACAACACAGTTGCGCCTCATAGGACGTGAAGATGTCAAGATACAAGCGGGTGAGAATGGTGTTGGTGCAGCAATCGTTCTCAAGGCGAATGGTGACATTGTCTTGATACCCGGGCCCGGTGGCATAATAAAGCTCGGCGGAGATGATGCAGATCACGCAGTACTTGGTAATACCGGTGTCAATGGCGGCGGTACTGTTGTTGGGCTACCAATTATCACGACAATGGGTGGTGTTGCGGGTACACCATCATCAGATCCACATGGCAATTTCGGCACTAAGGTACTTATTAAGGCAACATAATGCCGATACTAACGACAGTGGGCCTCCTGCAGGGCGGTCAGATAACACCTGCAGCAAGACAGAAGTTCGTCGACGGCACGAATTTGTTGTTGCTTAATGGTCCTGGTGATATGCTATTTGGATCATTACCCCCAGCGGTGGTATTCCCTGGCAATCCATTTCTTTCTAACAGTTTTAATATCACACCGATAGCGACACATCAATCAACATTTCCGGTTTGGCATAAGGTCTTCATCGACACGATGTATCAAGCGACCGCAAATGCGTTGAATGTGAATGGTGCCACACCGCTCGCACCGATACTCGACTTCACTGTTCCATTCAAGTCGTTCGGATTTCCAATGAAGTCGCTGTCGATACCACAGTTTGCGCTCGGGATGGCACTACCAGATCCAACCTTTCAAGCACAACTTCAGTATTTCTTTGATGTTGATATTGGTGATATCACGCCCGACTTACTAGTTCAATTGCTTGCATCAGTACCGTTGCCGATCCCGCCGATTCCGCCGATCCCACCCATTCCGCCTGTTCCTCTTGATTTTGCGTTTGAAGTTCCATATGGGTTGAGCTTGCCAGATATTCCGCCTCTGATCATCCCACCGATTCCGCCGATCGAGTTTAACATTACGCTTCCTCTTCCCGTCATAGGATTTGTGCTCTGTGCGGTTATAAAGGCGATCCCGATTATATTTGCAACGCTGTTAGCAAAGGCATTGGCAGGTGATCTCATAAAGGCACTGACAAAGGGTCCTGTTGGTCTAGTTGCATTTGTTGCTGTTGTTGTTATCGATGCGATACTCTCATGTCTTGGTATTGAGCTTAAGAATGTACTTACGTTCTTAGCGGGATTTTTGGTCTACATTGAAAAACTAGTGTTGATGTTAGTTGTTGTCTTGATCGGATGCGTGTTCGGTGAAGGCATGTTGATAAAGGTTGTAGCTTCGGCAATTGGTTTAGTTTGATCGTGTATATTCACAGATGATGTGGCTCTATATTTAGAGCTAGTATCATGGCTGCGATATCATTTAAAAGTGTCGGTGAAACGACAGAAGATCGTGTCCGCCGGCGCGCGATCGAAGATGCAGAACGTCTACCTCTTGGTATTATGACACCAGTACGCGCTGGAGATGAAACAGACGGCATCTTCAAGATGCATCATAGCATTTCCGATCTCATACACGACAATTTTAAGAATTTGTTAATTACTAACCATGGTGATCGCGTGATCATGTACGACTACGGTGCAAATTTGCAACCGTTGACATTTGAGATCACCAATAGCGAAAATTTTAACATTGAAGCGATGCGTCGCATCAAGACTGCTGTAGAACGTTACATGCCATTCATCGTGCTCGATGACTTTGAGACGAATGTTGGTACACGTGGACAGCAATCAACCGGTCGTGTCGACATATCGATAACTTACGATGTTCCTAGAGCGAACATAGCGAAGAAGAAGATCACAGTCACATTCTTTGTTGGGGGATAACAATGACTAACTCACAAAACGACGTTAAATTCAATCGCCCTCGACGTTTCCTAGTAAAAGATTTCCAGGGATTTCGTGCAGCACTTACACAGTATGCACGTTCGTTCTTTGCGCCAGAGAAGATAAGTGACTTTTCCGAGAATGGTCTTGCCGGCATGTTCATTGAGTTGTCGTCGTATGTCGGCGACAACATGTCGTTCTACTTGGATCACCAGTTTGCAGAGCTTGACATCGATGCAGCGGTTGAGACGTCTAACATTGAACGTCATCTTCGTTCTGCCGGCGTGCCAATAAAGGGTGCATCACCCGCTGTTGCAGTATTGACATTTGCTGTGAAGGTTGATGCCACTGTTGTGGGATCTGTATATGTTCCGCTTAACACTGAATTGCCTGTGATTCTTGCCGGCACGATAATTGAGTCGAATAGCGGAATTAGATTTGAACTTCAGAATGACATAGATTTCTCAGCGCGCACATCATCAGGTGATCTTAAAGCAAATGTTGTTGTATCAGACACTGCAACTGACGGCACACCGACGAAGTTCATATTGACACTTGATGGTCTTGCTGTGTCAGGATTTCGCACGTCAGAGACTTTCTCATTTGGTGCACAATTCAAACCATTTCGAACGATTACATTAGCGAACGAGAACGTAACTGAAATCATAACAGTCAGTGATTCGAGTGGAAATGAATACTATGAAGTTGAGTCACTGGCACAAGACACAGTCTTCAAGCGAGTCGCAAATGTGTCACGAGACAATGAAGATGTACCGGATAATCTAGAAGTCATAGCGGCACCATTCAGGTTCACATCATCAGTGAGCTTGAATAATCGTACGACGACACTAAGATTCGGCGCTGGCGAAGCAACGTCGTACGATATTGACAATGTTCCAGATCCTAGTCAGTTGGCACTGCCATTGTTTGGAAAGAAGACGTTTTCTAGGTTCACCATCGATCCTAACAGCATGTTGAACACGCGTACATTAGGTGTTGCACCTATAAACACGACAGTTACAGTTGACTACCGTTTCGGCGGAGGACTATCACACAATGTCGAACCTAACACATTGAGAAATGTTGTATCATTGTTAGTGAGATTCCCTGGTAATCCAGATGCTGCACAGGCATCAAGGGTTCGTGCTTCGATCGCAGCGACGAATCGTGCGCGAGCATCCGGAGGTGATAACCCTCTTACAGTGCAGGAACTTCGCTCGAGAATACCTGCATTTCGTAATGCACAGTCACGTGTCGTGTCTGCGCCTGATCTTCTTGCACGTATCTACACTCTGCCAGCGAACTTTGGTCGCGTGTTTCGTGCCGGCGTACGTGCAAATCCAAACAATCCTCTTGCAACACAGTTACATATCATAAGTAGAGATGCGACAGGCAAGTTAGTGCCTGCACCTGATACGCTCAAGTTGAACCTAAAATCATACCTGAATCCGTTCAGAATGATATCAGATGCGATCGATGTGTTAGATGCACCGGTCGTGAACATAGGTGTTGAGTATCAAGTCGTCGTTGCGCCGAATGCAAATAGACAACTTGTCGTGCAAACGATCAATCAACGACTTGCCAAATTTCTTGACACACGCGAGCGCCAGATTGATCAACCGATATCACTCAGTGATCTAAGGAACTTAATATTCAACAATTCTGGTGTCATTGCTGTCGTTGGCGTCAAAGTGAGAAATTTCGTTGGTGTCATGGATGGAAAACGATACAGTGATGTACAACACAACATCCCTGGAAATACGTTGAAAGAACACGTCTTTCCGCCTCCAGGTGGTATCTTTGAAGTGAAATTCTTTGATCTCGATATAGTTGGGAGCGTTGTCTGATGTATAGGATATTGGGAGCTAGCAAAGATTCGTACATCACGAACAAGATCATCAACAATTCGTATCGTGCAGTTGACGCAAATGTTGGTTACGCAGGCACGTTGGATTTGTTCAAATTGTTCGATGAGAGCACGATATCAGGGTCAGATCAACCGATCGAGCTGTCACGTCTTCTTGTGAAGTTTAATCTTAATCCGATTCGTGCACTCACAGGAAGTATTGTTGATATATCAGACTCTTCATTCAACGCGAAGATAGTTCTTAAGGATGTTGTCGGAGGCCAACCCACACCGTCAAATTTCACTGTTATAGTTCATCCTGTCTCAAAGAGCTGGGATGAAGGTGTTGGTCGTGACATTGGCAAGTTTCTCGATATTGATGTGACGAATTGGGTGACCGCTTCTGTCTCGTCTGGCTTTGTGCCGTGGAGTGCTGCAGGTGCATCAAGTGAAGGATCACTTGGGTCAACCGATATTGACATCATCGGCAGCGGCAATCTTGGTGATGGAGACGGATTCAGATCTCTCTATAAGACACAGGTGTTCGAATCTGGAAAGGAAGATCTAGAGATTGATGTTACAGATATAGTATCCGCAACATTGGCAGGTCAGATACCAGATCAGGGATATAGGATAGCATTTTCTGGATCATTTGAGATCAGCTCAAGTTCTTTGTTTGTAAAGCGGTTCGCAACAAGACACTCGAGTAATCCAGGATTACGTCCACAGTTGGTCGTGAAGTTCAACGATAGTATAACTGATAATCATACGAACTTCGTCTTTGACACGACTGGATCGTTGTTTCTATTCAACAGTGTGAGAGGTACTCCAAAGAATATCGTTTCTGGTGCTGCTGCAACACAACTTACAGGTGCCAGTGCATTTACATTGAAGTTGATCAGTGGAGGTATAGCACCAACATTGTCACAGTCATTCACGATGTCGGTCGGTGTTAATCAGTTTGCATACGGCAGCAATTTTGTCACCGGCGCATACCAAGCTACATTTGCGATATCTTCGTTTGTATCAGCATTACGTCCGACTATCGATCTTGTTGGTTCTGCAACGTTTCATACGATTTGGGGATCAAATGACGGAACAGTACCGTTCATGACAGGTACTCTCGTTGTGAAGGCACCAGATCGTGCTGGATCATTCTCACATGACAGACAATTGATTGTCACAATGCCCAATCTAAGACAGACATATAAACGAGCGTCTGTGCCACGCATACGTGTTAATGTGTTTGATATTGCACCTGAGAATGCTGTAGAATTTTCTAAATTGCCAAGAGAACGTTCAAGTCTGATGTTTGAAACATACTGGAGATTACTAGACGTGTACTCTGGTGACGTGATAATTCCATTCGACACAGATAACAGTTCAACGAAATTATCTATCGATACAAACGGCATGTACTTTGACTTCTATCCAGAAGATCTTCACCTCGGTCGTGTATTTGGATTCGAATTCATGATCAGAGATGGAAATGAAGAACTGATCATAGACAAAAACCTACCGACATTTAGAATTGAACAGTGAACCAATGGCAAACGACAATGACATTGCTTTGAAGTTTAATCGGCCGGGCATCTTTAGGTCTGCGTTCGTTAGACATTCGCTAGATCAAGGCGCGCCGCTCATTCGTCAAAGCATAAGCAGCTTTAATGACACAAATGTGTTAAGCACTGCGTCATTCAGATATGATCCTCCAGGTGTTGGTCTTAAGTCAACGCAACAGCTGAATGTTGATTACTCAAATTTTGCTTCACACACATTCTTTAATTCAGCTGAAGTGAATGTGAATGTCGCGTTCGAGAACATCTTCAACAAGTATCCTTTCGATGGCACAAGGAGAGAAGTAGAAGCATTCAAAGATAGTTTGACTGGATTTGAGTCTTGGATATTCGATCAATTTCCAAAGAACATCGGATACTTGAATTT